TACCAGTATCGAAGTCACCTTCAATCGCAGTTTTGATTGGTGATCTAACGAAATGTTTCATTCCATTAGGTACATCAGTCATTAGGTAGTACGAGTCAGTATCAGTTAAGAAATTATTAACTGAGTATCCTTCTGGTACCATACCCATTGAAGCGATTGCGTTGATATCGTTATCAGCTGTTCCAACTCTTTGAGGAGTTTTCATCAATCTCTCAGCAGTAAATTGTAATTCTTTTGGAATTATCATCTTTCTACCTTGAGTAGCGATTCTTAGACCTCTTTCGTCTACGAATCCAGCGATGTCGATTAACGACTGCTCTAGTGAAGTTTCGTTAAGATCTGCAGCTACTGTTAGTACATTTGAGAATGTACCACCTGTTGCTAATGGATGAGCGTTAGAAATTAACGGTTGTCCATCACCACCAGTAACAGCAGTAAACTGTGCTTGGTTAAGCACGTTTGCAGCTTTAACTTGCTTCGTGTTTGACATAGATCTTGCAAGAGCTCTTGTGTATCTTGCAGCTAATCTGTCATACAGGTTGTCTTCGATTGCTTCTTCAGTGATCGAGAACGCTAAAGCGATTGTTTCGTGGTTGTATCTTGCTGTGAAAGTTTCACCTGCTTGATCAAACACTACTCCAGCACCTTCTTGTTTAGTTGGTGCAGAAGCGAAACCGCTTAACATTACTTCTTCTTCAAAAGCTCTGTCAGATGTTTCAGTCGCAAAAATTTCAGCATGCTGATTTTCATAACGACTATATTCCAGGCCGAATAAAGCATTCAAACCTGGCTCTAGTTCTTTAACTAGTTGACTTCGTGATATTGCCATAGTTATTCTCCTTTATCCTATATGCCTGTGCCACTTCTATAGAAGTGATTGTTGATTCTAACAAGAATGTTAGCATTTGATACACTTGTATCCTGATTTTCAGGATCTTGTGTGATATCAATTGCTTGAACCGCGAAAGTAGCTGCAGTACCTGAGGCACTTACATCTAATTGCACGCTTGATATTCCTGTTTGTGTTACACCGCCTGCAGTTGTAACAGAGTAGTTTTTGAACAAATCCGCTCTAACAAAAGCTTCGTCTGCGTCCATTAAAAATACTGCATCTGGATCATCAACAACAAAGGCAGTAATATCGCCTTGAGTTGGTGTGATTGAACCAGGGTAGTAATTTCCGTACGTTGGCTTTTGAGTAGTTGGATCGTTGTAAAACACTCCGTTAAAAACACCCACAACAGCATCACTAGTATTGCCAGTATGTCTTTCGATATTACCAGCCGTAGTAGGCTGTACCAAGTCACCTTGGAATATCGCAGTCGCATAACCTGCCGCAATTGTGTATCTGTTTTGGGCTCCTGCTAATGGTGTACCATCTAGTTTTCTGTATGGTCTAAGACCAAACTTTTCCAGTTGATTTGACATTGTCAGTTCTCCTTAACTTAGTTAGTTTATATTAATCCAAGCTATCTAAAGTAGGTAATGCAAAAAAATTATTTTTTACGACCACCACCAAAGGTAACTCTAGACTGTCTATCAATATTGATAGGCATATCCGGGTGTTGCTCCTTCATAAGATCTCGATCTATCGCGTCTGTTCTATCTTGAGTAATTTTTCTAAAATACTCAGCACGACTTTTCAATATCTCCTCCGGTATCCTTGCCAACACAAGGCCACCAATTCCGATCAAACCAGCATGTTTTCCTTCATGGATAACAGGGTAATCATGTTCACCGATTTCACTTAAAATAGTTTCGGCTTTGACAAATTCCCAACCTTCTCTTAGTTTTTTAGATACATTACCTGGATCTTCAAAACCATTTGTAGAAGTTCTTATCCATCTGTGTGCATAACCTTGCGGTGCAGCTGGCGCATCCAAACTGGATGGTGGAGTCCAATCTTTCTTTCTAGAAAGTTTAATTCTAGATTCAGACTCGCGTGAAGTTTTTACTTTAGTATTCATATTAAGATCCTTCCTTCACGTATTTTGCGTATTCCTCGAGTGGCACCCCTAATTTCTTAGCGATAACTACCTGTGATTTGGTGAGTTTCACAGACTTGCGCCCACCTGATCTTCTGCTAACAGAAGCTACGTTTTGGACGGGTGTAGCTTTTGTTGTTTCTTCAGTAGAAGATTCGGCAAATTTCTGAGGAAAATACTCCTTCATACGTTTGTTGATTTGATTATAATAGCCATCACTCTCCGCGTCAATTCCCTCCTGCAAAAGGTCTTCGTGTATTCCCATAGCAGCAGAAGTTAATACTCTGTCAGATCCAAACCATTCATTATCAGAAGCCCATTCTTGAGCTCTATTGCTAATTTGTGGTTGTAGAGCTTCAGTTTTTTCGACAGGTTGTGACTCTATTTCTTTTTTCTTAGACTCTTTTTCAGCAAGAGTCATCGAAACTTTTTCTTTCTCTACAG